CGCTACTGTGAACCCTGCTGCTAACGCTGGCTTGGTTGAAGGCATGAAAGGTCTGTTCAATCCTACAGACACTATCAGCAAGCAATTCAAGAACGGCATGATGGGCACTGGCGTGTTGGGATTTGATGAGATCAACATGTCTCAGTCAATCAAGCAACACACCACTGGCTCACGTGTTGCTACTGGTAACTCTGTGACTACTACTGTGTCTACTCAAGGCGCTACCAGCATTGCTTTGACCGTTGGCTCTGGCCTGACAGTTAAAGCCGGTGACGTGTTCACTGTTGCTGACTGCTTTGCTGTGAACCCACAAACCCGTGAATCCACTGGTTCGTTGTTCCAGTTCGTAGCTTTGGCCGATGCAACTGCCGTTGGCACTGACATCACTGTGACTGTTGCTGCTATCTACACCGCCGCCAATGCTTTGGCTACTGTTGACAGCTTCCCTACCGCTGCTAAAGCAGTTGTGTTTGTGGGTGCTGCATCTACTCAGTACGCTCAGAACTTGGTTTACCACAAGGATGCCATCACCTTTGCAACTGCTGACTTGCTGTTGCCACAAGGTGTTGACATGGCTGCTCGTGCAGTTCACAACGGTATTTCTTTGCGTATCGTGCGTCAGTACGATATTAACAATGACCGTATGCCTTGCCGTATTGACGTTTTGTACGGCTTCAGCACGATCCGCCCACAAATGGGTTGCCGCATCTGGGGCTAATTGATAGGGGCTTCGGCCCCCATCTTTGTTCGTAACATCTTTTTAAGGAAATTATTATGGCTCTCCCTAATGGCGCTGGTGGCTACCAAATTGGCGCAGGTAACACTTCTGAAGCTCAACTGATTGTTCAAGCGGCTCCAACTGCTTTAACAGCTGCGGCTACCGTTACTGCTGCTCAACTGTCAAATGGTTTGTTTACTTTTGACGGCACAGCTGGCAATATGACTTTGCCCACTGTGGCACTTTTAGAAGCAGGCATTCCTAATGCTGTCAAAGTTAACGCTGCATTCGATTTCTTTGTTGTCAATATTGACGGCGGGTCTGACGATGTAACGGTGGCTGTCGGCACAGGTTGGTCGGTTGTAGGCAATATGCAAGTTGACAACGCTACTTCTGGTCACTTCCGTGCCCGTAAGACTGGCGAAGGCTCTTGGACTTGCTACCGCATTTCTTAAGCATCAAGCCCCGCTTCGGCGGGGCATTTTTCTTCCCTTTTGGAATTGATAAAGGAATTTAATCATGGCAAATACTAAAGCTGTTGGCGTTGCATTCGCTGACCCTGAATTTGATTCAGTACAAGTTGGCTCGTCTAACGCTCCTATTGCTCTCACATCTTCTGGTGTGTTGAACGGTTCTTACGCTACAACTAGCGCAACCAGTGGTGATACTCGCTTGTCTTACAACAAGTTGACTTTCACAAGCACAGGCTCTGGTGAAACGCTCCGTGCGTTCTCCGTAGTGACTGGCGCTGGCGCGGCTGCTGCTGGTACTATCAACGGCGCTCACATTTCTTTGAGTGTTGACGGTTCTGCGGCCACTATTTCTGGTGCGGCTAACGCTATTCGTGCTACTTTGGGTGGCAGTGATGCAACCCCTGGCGGTACTTTGGCTGTTATCCAATTGGACACTGCCTACACAGTTAACGCTTCTTTACCTGCTACAGCCTCGTTTATTCGTGTGTCTGACAGCGGTTCAAACACAGGTGAAATCCCCAAGTTGATGAACATTGAGTCTGGCCCTGCCGCTACTTTGTTTACTGCGGCTACTAGCTCAAGCACTTTGGCCGGTGGCATCAAAATCCGTATTGCTGGCGCTGACTACTTCTTGTTGGTTGCAAGCGCTGTAGCTTAATATGCAGATCACCAAGGAATTCTTGGTTTGCGAGATCGAGGAACTTGAGCGAGAAGCAGAAAAGGCTCGTACTTTTCTAATTCAAGCTCAGTCCACGATCTCCGCATATCGGATGTTAATTGCCCGCATTGAAGCACCCGAACCCACGCCCTTGGAGGAATAATGGCCGTCATTTATCTCACACATCCTGTTCATGGCGCTAAAGTAGCCACTATGGATATTGAAGCGGAAGCTGATGAAAAAAATGGCTGGACTCGCTATAATTCAGACACGTCTTCTGAATTTGAAGCGGCTCCTGTGAACGTGCTGGAAGTTAAACGCCGTAGAAAAACCACAACTGAGGTTTAAGCATGACAACGTACACCGCTGGCGAACAAATCAATCGGGCGCTTCGGCTCCTTGGCGTGCTTGCTGAAGGTGAAACGCCCTCTGCATCGGTTTCCCAAGACGCTTTGATGGCGTTCAATCAAATGATTGATAGTTGGAACACAGAGCGTTTGGCTGTGTTTTCCACGCAAGATCAAATCTTTACATGGCCTGCAAGTTTTATTAGCCGCACGCTTGGCCCGTCTGGTGACTTCATAGGCCTTCGCCCTATCTTGCTTGATGATGCTACCTACTTTAAGGCGGCCAACAATGTGTCGTATGGCATTAAAATGATTAACCAACAGCAGTACAACGGTATTGCTGTTAAGACCGTAACGTCCACTTATCCACAAGTGATGTGGGTCAACATGACGTTTCCTAACATTGAGATATATCTCTACCCACGTCCTACGCAGGACTTGGAGTTTCACTTTGTCTCGGTTCAAGAACTAACGCGTCCTGCTGATTTGTCTACCGTAATGTATTACCCACCAGGCTATCTGCGTGCGTTCACATACAACTTGGCCATGGAGTTTGCCCCCGAGTTTGGCGTTGAGCCAAGCCAGCAAGTGCAGCGCATTGCCATGACTTCTAAGCGTGACTTGAAGCGTATCAACAACCCAGATGACGTGATGGCATTGCCTTACGCATTGGTGGCCAACCGCCAGCGTTTCAACATCTATGCCGGTAACTACTAATGAAAACGCCGATTCTTGGATCGTCTTATGTAGTGCGGTCTGTCAATGCGGCAGACAATCGCATGGTAAATTTGTTTCCCGAGATTATCCCCGAGGGTGGTAAAGAGCCTGCGTTTCTTAACCGCGCGCCAGGTTTAAAGTTACTCAATACCGTCGGCACTGGCCCAATTCGAGGCTTGTGGGCGTTTTCTCCAGACGATGGCACTGGCTTTGTTGTTTCAGGTACTCAACTTTACAAAATCAACAACAGCTACACCGCCACGCTAATTGGTTCTGTCAGTGGTGTTGGGCCAGTCAGTATGACTGATAATGGCACGCAATTGTTTATTGCTTGCAATGGCCCTAGTTACATCTATAACGCCGCCACAGGCGCGTTTGGTCAGATTACCGATCCTGATTTTCCAGGCGCTGTAACTGTGGCTTATTTAGATGGTTATTTTGTATTTAATGAACCAAATAGCCAGAAACTGTGGGTGACACAGTTGCTAGACGGCACGTCCATTGACCCACTTGACTTTGCCAGCACTGAAGGTTCACCTGATGGCCTGCTCGCCGTTGTGTCCAATTTCCGCGAAATATGGGCGTTTGGCACAAACTCAATTGAAGTTTGGTTTGACTCTGGCGCTACAGATTTCCCCCTACAACGCATCCAAGGCGCATTTAATGAGCTAGGGTGCGCAGCGCCTTACTCCATAGCCAAAATGGACAACGGCCTGTTCTGGCTTGGCCGTGACCGCCGTGGCCAAGGCATTGTTTATCGTGCCAATGGCTACACTGGTCAACGCATTTCAACCCATGCTGTTGAATGGCAGATTCAGCAATACAACAATATGTCGGATGCAATTGGTTACACATACCAACAAGACGGCCACAGTTTTTATGTATTGGTTTTTCCTACGGCTAACACCACTTGGGTTTACGATGTAGCAACGCAAGCCTGGCATGAGCGTGCGGGTTGGAACAACGGCTCGTTTACTCGTCATCGCGGCAATTGCCAAATGGCGTTCAACAACAAAGTACTTGTTGGCGACTTTGAAAACGGTAATGTTTACGCATTTGACTTAGAAGATTATTCTGACAATGGCGGCATTCAGAAGTGGCTACGTTCATGGCGCGCGCTGCCGACTGGCCAAAACAATCTTAAGCGTACCGCCCAGCACAGTTTGCAACTGGACATTGAATCTGGCGTGGGCTTAAATCTTGGCCAAGGCAGTGACCCGCAAGTTATGCTTCGCTGGTCAGATGATGGCGGGCACACTTGGTCAAATGAGCATTGGTCACCCATTGGTAAAATTGGAGAATATTACAAGCGCGTGTTTTGGCGGCGTTTGGGGATGACGTTAAAGCTGCGGGATCGCGTCTATGAAATATCAGGCACTGATCCTGTGAAAATTGACATCATGGGCGCTGAACTCCTTTTGAGTCCAACGAATGCCTAGCCCTAACGCTACGCCAACGCCAATCACGCCCCCACGGGTGCCGTTGATTGATCCTCGCACGGGCTATATTGACCGTGCTTGGTATTTGTTTTTCTTGTCGCTTAACAATGTTGCCACATCGGTTATTGACGATTCTGGCATTACGTTTAGCGCTGAGTCAATAATTGCGTCGTATGAGGCTGCTTTGCTTTCGGTCAATCAAGAATTGCAAACTTTGCCGCCAACGGTTGATTCAAGCGCTGAATTGATTAAACAAATTCAAGACGCTAATCTTGTTGATTGTTGTTCTGCCTTGGTGTCTCAAACGGCTGAAATGCAAAAGCAAATTGAGGCTTTGCAAGTGCAACCAGTCATTGATGTTGGCTTAATCAGTGCAAGCATTGCAGCGTTGTCTAGCGTGCCTGTAACCGAAACGGCTGATTTTACGGTTGGAAGCAGCGCTTGGTACATTAACAACAAATCAGGGTCAACTTGCACGGTAACTTTACCAACGGCCTCATTGTGGCCTGGCAGGTATCTGACTTTTAAGAACATGCAGGCGCAGACTTTGGTGTCCGCATCAAGCGATGTTGTGCCAATTGACAGTACCAGCGCTGGCACCGCAATCCTCTTGGCAGTTGTAGGAAATTGGGCGACAATGGTGTCTGACGGCACAAATTGGATCATCATGCAACAGGCCGCTAACAATTGCCTAT